CGGCATTGCCGTCAGACCTTGGGGGTGATGACGAAGGATTCGTCCTGCCGCCGCTGTCTTACGAGATCCATTCCATCTCTGCCGACATCACGCAGGACGTTCCAGAAGGGATGCTGTTCAGGATCCCAGACGGCAGCGCTACCACCATTCACAGAGAGAAACGCCTGACGATGGCCGATCGTGTGGCAAGGGCCGCCGAGATCGCCAACACGTCAGACGGACCGGTGATCGTCTGGTGCGAAACCAACGATGAGTCCTCGGCACTGGCTGATTCGATCCCTGATGCCGTTGAGGTCTACGGCTCGATGAGCATTGAGGAGAAGGTCGCCGCCTTGGATAGCTTCACTTTTGGCCAACGGCGAGTGATCGTCTCCAAGCCGAAGCTCGCAGGTCTTGGCCTCAACTGGCAGCACGCCAATACTGTCGTGTTCGCCAGCATTAGCCACAGCTATGAGCAGCACTACCAGGCCGTGCGCAGGGCGTGGCGGTTCGGGCAGGCGAAGCCCGTCACCTGCCATGTTGTGATCAGTGACACTGAGTCAACGATCTGGAACAACGTCCAGCGCAAGGCCGCTGATCATGCGAGGATGAAACAGGCGATGACGCGTTCAATGCTGTCCATGCAGCAAAGCGCGATCTTGCGTCGTGCCTATGAAAAGGCGCCCACCGTTACCCTTCCCGATTTCTTCCACCAATGAAACCAGACTATCAAGGCCATAACTGGGCCGTCTACAACGCTGACTGTGTTGAGCTGCTTATGGGGCTGCCTGATGACAGCGTTGATTGCTCAGTGTTTAGCTCGCCGTTTTCGTCGCTCTACATCTACTCCGACTCCGAGCGAGACATGGGCAATAGCGCATCGCATGACGAGTTCCTGCAGCACCATGCCTACATGGCGCGGGAGCTGTTCCGGGTCATGAAGCCGGGTACTGTGATCTGCGATCACGTCAAAGACACTGTCTTTTATCAGAACAGTAGCGAGACCGGCGAAGGCGGTCTATTCCCGTTCAGTGATGCCGCAAGCGCTAACTATCGGCAGGCAGGTTTCTGCCTTAGAGCAAGGGTCACGATCTGGCGCGACCCTGTCCGCGAGATGCAGAAAACCAAGCACGAACGATTGCTCTACAAAAACATCAGAGAAAACAGTCGAGTCAGTGCCATGGGGATGCCGGAGTACATTCTCGTGATGCGCAAGGAGAGCAAGGGCAAGAATGTCGGGGAGCCTGTCACGCACACACGTGAAGAGTTCAGTCTTGATCAGTGGCAGCAATGGGCGTCGCCCGTTTGGATGGACACCATGCAAACCAAGGTGCTCAACTCAAGATTCAAGGCCGACAAGGACGAAAAGCACATCTGCCCTATGCCGCTGGATCTGATCGAGCGATGCCTGACCCTCTACAGCAACCCCGGCGATCTGGTGATGGATCCGTTCAACGGCATCGGCAGCACCGGCTATCAGGCGGTGAAAATGGGCCGTCGGTACATCGGTGTCGAACTGAAACCGGAATATGCCAGGCAGGCGGCCCGTTTCCTGGAGTCGGCGGCTGGCCAGCCGGTCATAGATGGTGTTGAGATGGCGTAGCCCGGCAACCTAGGGCATGGCCCAGTACCTTCCGCCTCGCGGCACCATCTCCGGTCCCCTGCTGCAGACGCAGGGCACCAACCAGCTCAACGTTGAACAGCCTTGCATCGCATGGCAGCAGATGGAGCCGCGCTGGCGGTTGCCTGAAACCCTCGTCGGTGGCACCCTCGCCATTCGCGCCACTGGCATCGAATACCTGCCCGCAGAGGAGAAGGAAGGAGCCGAGGCCTACCAGCGGCGTCTATCGCTCTCCGTCCTGCCGCCCTATTACGACGGGATGGAGCAGCGCCTAGCAGGGATGCTGGTGCGGAAGGAAGTCAGGCTCGACGGTACGCCGGAGGTGATGCTTGAGCACCTCTACGACATCGACTCGCAAGGCAACAACCTGCAGGTGTTCGCCGGTCAGCTCGCGGTCACGATGCTGCGTTATGGCCACGTCGGCGTACTGGTCGACTTCCCGACCGATGAGGCCGACCTGGCAACTGCTGGAGGCCAGCCGCGGCCGGCAGGTGATCGTCGGCCCTACTGGGTCGCCTACAGCCCCCGGGACATCATCGGATGGCGCCATGAGACCATCGGCGGCACGCAACGGCTCACGCAGCTCCGGCTATTCGAGCGCCTGACGGTGCCCTATGGCGAGTTCGGTGAGGAGATCGTCGATCAGGTCCGCGTCTTGGAGCCCGGCCGGTGGCGGGTGTACCGGAAGCAATCGAGCAAGGGCAGCTCGTTCGACCTGGTGGCCGAGGGCACCACAACACTGGACGAGATCCCATTCGCGGTCGGCTATGCCCGCCGCACTGGCCTCTACCAGTCCCAGCCGGCGCTAGAGGAGATCGCATGGCTCAACCTGCAGGCATACCAGCGCAGCAGCGACCTATCGAACCAGCTCCACCTAGCCGCGGTGCCGCGCCTCGTGGGTTATGGCGTGCCGGCATCGGTGGAGGAGATCGAAGGCGGGCCAGAGTCGGCCACGGTGCTGCCGGTTGATGCACGGCTGGAATACGTCGAACCCGCAGGCAACAGCTACCAGTACCAGTTCAAGCACCTGGAGGAGATCGAACGGCAGATCAACCAGCTAGGTGTCGCCGCGATCCTGGGCCAGCAGGGCTTTCAGGAGTCAGGCGTGGCCAAGGCGATCGACCGGAGCCAAGGGGATGCGCCATTGATGAGGGTGGCGCAGTCGCTGCAGGATCTGATCGACAACTGCCTCCGCCTCCATGGCGTCTACCTAGGCCAGGACGGTGGGAGCTCCATGGTCGACCGGGACTTTGTGTCGGCACGACTGCAACCGGGCGAGATCGAGGCCCTGTTCAAGCTGGAGCAGGCCGGCAAGATCACGCAGGAGACGCTGCTGATCCAGCTGGCGGCCGGGAATGTGTTCGTTGATGATTTCGACGTTGATGCCGAGATCGAAGCCACGAGGCAGCTGCAGGGACAGGCGTTGGATCGGATAGCAGGTAATCTCAGGGGGCCTGTAGTGGATGAGAATGGCAGCGAAGAAACCGAAGGCCCCGGCGAAGAAGATGACACCTAAGAAGCCGAAGAAGCTGCCTTACTTCCCCACCTCAACGATTGCCGGCAAGTCATCGAAGCGATCGGTCAAGCCGTGCTGAGGCTGGAAAACTAGGGCATTCGTGGTGTGCGTGATGGCCAAGAAGCCGAGCAAGGCCCAGCAGAAGGTCACGAAGGTCATGCGCGAGTACAAGGCTGGCACGCTCCGGTCTGGTGGCACGGGCAAGGCTAACCCGAAGGTGAAGAGCCGTAAACAGGCCATCGCCATTGCCCTGTCGGAAGCCGGCAAGACCCGGAAGCCAAAGGGTCGCAAATGACCATCGAGTACCGAGGCGAGACGTTCGAGGGCTACAACAAGCCCAAGCGCACACCCAGCCACCCGACGAAAAGCCATGTGGTGTTGGCCAAGGAGGGCAGCACCATCAGGCTGATCCGGTTCGGGCAGCAGGGCGTCAGCGGCAGCCCGCCACGGGAAGGGGAGGGCAAGGCTGCGAAGGCCCGACGGGCAGCGTTCAAGGCCCGGCATGCCCGGAACATCGCGAAGGGCAAGCTAAGTGCCGCTTTCTGGGCGGACCGCGCAAAATGGTGACCTAGACTGCCTGTGGTGGATTCATTGGTGAACCGACCCCCGGAGCTGGTAACTCTGGGGGTTTTTTGTCGGGCAAGCTAGGCGGTCCCTGGCCTGCGGCCTCATCCATGTCTGACGAAACCACCGCGCAACAGCCTGCGGCTGATGATGCGAACCTGCAAGACTCCATCGCCAAGCTGACCGAGAAAAACCGAGAGCTGATCGGTGAGCTACGGCAAGCCAAGCGCAAAGCCGACGCCGTCCCCGATGGTGTCGATGTGCAAGAACTGATCCGGTTCCGGCAGGAACACGAGCAGCAGAAGCTCGAATCTGCCGGCCAGTATGAGGAGGCCAAACGGCAGCTCCAGGAGCAGTACGACCGCGACACGGCAGCCCTGCGGGCCGAGGCTGAACGGCTCCAGGCCCGGGTCCGAGAGTTGGAGCTTGTCTCGCCTGCGGTGTCGGCACTGTCGGAACTGGTGCACGACCCCGATGCCGTCCTCAAGCTCAAGCTCCCCGCGGATCGAATCGAGCGCGATCCTGATGGGTCTGTCGTCGTCGTTGATGGCCTCCAGCGGACCCCAGTGAAGGACTGGGCACAATCGAACCTGCCGGCATGGATGCTCAAGGCTCCAGCCCCTCGCGGCAGTGGCGCCCCGGTCGGTGGTGGCGGCAGCGCTCCCTCTGGGATCCCGGCTGGCACCGTGAACCCATTCGACAAGGAAACATTCAGCCTCACCGAGCAAGGCCGACTGTTCCGCACCAATCGGGCGCTCTACGATCAGTTGAAATCTGCAGCGAAGCGGTAACCTATCGCTAAAGGGTGAGCCTGCGGCTGCCCATCTTGGCCTGCGGCCGCATGTTCCCTTTGCTTCAATCCAATGGCCGTATTGCGCTCTGACGTAATCATCCCGGAGATTTTCACTCCGTACATTGAGGAGGCCGTTACCATCCGGTCGGACTTCCTTAACTCTGGCATCGTCCAAGCCGCCGAGGTGCTGAACGTTGATGAAGGTGGCGACTATGTCACCGTTCCCAACTGGGACGCCGACCTGACGGGTGACGCCGAGCGGCTGACCGACACCAGCAGCCTGACGCCTTCCAAGATCGGCGCCGACAAGCAGGTCGCCCCGGTGCTGCACCGTGGTCGCGCCTGGGAATCGCGTGAACTGGCCAAGCTGGCCGCCGGGTCTGACCCGATGGCTGCTATCGGCAACAAGGTCGCTGCCTACATCACCAACCAGCAGCAGAAGGATCTGCTGGCCATCCACGAAGGCGTCTTTGGGCCGCTGACCAGCAACAGCGGCGCCGCCCTGGAATCGCTGACCTTCGACACCAGCGGCACCCGTACGCCCCTGTCCCCCCGTCACGTCGCTCAGGCCCGTGCGCTGCTCGGTGATCAAGGCGACAAGCTGACCGCCGTCTGCGTCCATTCCAAGACGTACTACGACCTGGTCGAACGGCGGGCGATTGACTACGTGTCGGCCGCTGAGGCCCGGATCACTGCCGCGACCAGCAATGCTGCCAACCCGGCTGCGTTCGCTGGTTCCGTCGCTGCAGCCTATGCCGGTGACTATCAAGTCCCGTTCTACATGGGTCTGCGGGTGATCGTCTCCGATGACGTGACCGTCAGTGGTTCGGATCAGGCGGTGTACTTCTTCGCTCCCGGTGCCGTCGGTACTGGTCTCCAGCAGGGGATCAACACCGAAACCGACCGCGACATCCTGGCGCAGTCCGATGCGATGGCCGTGACGTGGCACAACCTGTTCCACGTGATGGGCACCCGCTATAAGGTCTCGACCGGTGGTGTGAACCCGACCCGTGCGACGCTGGCGACCGCTGCCAACTGGGAGCGGGTGTTTGAGATCAAGAACATCGGCGTCGTTCGCGGCACCGTCGACCCCAACTTCTGAGGAATCCATCCCATGGCCCAACCTTCTGAGTTCGAGCAGGCCGTTCAGAACTATCTGACCGTGACCCTGTCGCAGGCCAGCAGCATTGCTGACCAGCTGTTCTACATCGCCCCGGAACCGCTTGAGGTTCTGGAGATCCACGAGGTGCATGGTGCCCTCGGCACCGACGGTAGTGCCGTGTCGGCCACGATCAAGAAGTGCACCGGCACTCAGGCCTTGACCGCAGGGGCTGATCTGCTGGGCACGACCAAGATCGACCTTAAAGGCACCATCAACACGGTCCAGAGCCCGGCGCTTACCAGCACCGCTGCAGACCTGCAGCTGGCGACTGGTGATCGGCTGAGCTTCGACGTGACCGGTACCACGACCGCTGTGGCCAACATGGTGGTGACGGTCCTGCTGCGTCGGATCTGATGGGAATGTTCGCGTGGCGCCGGCTGCGGGAACGTGAGGCCCTGGAGGCTGCTCAGGCAGCTTCTGGGGCCTTGCCCATTGCAGAGGCCATGGAGGAACCACCAACGCAACGGAGGGTGCGGAAGGTGCGCGGCAAGCTAGGCCAACGGGCAGCTGAGGTCGAGCATGGTCATCAGTAGGGGTTTCGGGGATTCAACGGTTCAGGCCCGTGGGCAAGGGTTCCGGTCGGAGGTGCAGTTCACCCGACCGGCTGACACCACGGCATATGCGGCTGGTGATGTGGTCGGCAGTGCGACGAGTGCGATCCATGAGTTCACGCAGGTCGGCCCGAGGGGAGGGGATCTGATCGTGTTCGCTGCGGAGTTGATGATCAACCTAGCGGCAGTGCCGTCGGGCATGGCTGGGTTCCGGTTGCATCTCTACAGCAGCAGCCCGACCGCGATTCTGGATAATGCAGCCTTTGATCTGGTCGCTGCTGATCGTGACGCTTACATGGGTTACGCGGACTTCGGTACACCAGAAGACCTTGGCTCGACGTTGTTCAGCCAGGCGCGGTTTGTGTATGCCGAAGCCCAGCTGGCGAGTGCCGTGACCAGCCTGTGGGGTCAGCTGCAGACGATCGGCGCCTATACGCCAGCGAGTGGGACCGGCTGCCGGGTGCGGCTGCGGACGATCGAGATCTGATGAGACCCTATCTGCTGGCGCCGAGGTTTGCCGCGAACCGCCTGTGGCTGGCGGCGCGAGAGGTGCCGAGCTGGCACATCGCCCCGGTGCGAACCGGCAACGTGAACGACCTGATCACCGGGTCGAACATCATCACGTTCACCAACAGCAGCCCCGCCTGGGGCTTCAACAGCTCGGGCGTGCTGGTGCAGCCCTCGGTCAACGTGCCGTTCATCGAGTACGACCCGGCGACAGGGGCGTGCCTGGGCTGGCGGGTGTGGGATGCGGTGACGAATCTAAGAAGTTACAGCGAAGCAGTATTGGTCGCCAATAACTATAACGTTACCAATTCAACCCTGACGACTCAAAGCGTATCAACGCCGATTCAAGGAGTATCTAGCGCCAGCTTTTTTGCGCTGAATAGTGGGGCGAACACTGGAAACAGCACCGATGGGATGACTTATGGTTCTGGCCTGTCCTTGGCCAACTCAACCGCATACACGCAAAGTGGATTCTTCAAGCTGAGCGGAACCAATACGATCAGGCTTCGGAGCAATGTCACCGGCCAGGTGTTTGACATTGTGCCTGCCAGTGGAGCCACGATGCCAAGCGGCACAATCACGGCCTGCACTGTGCAAGCCGCACCGAATGGCTGGTATCGAGTGTCGTGGAGCTTCACCACCACCACATCAGCGCCAGGCAATCGCGGCGACCACTGGACGATCAAGACGCCAGTGGCGGACGGCACGACAGGCTTCTGGATCACTGGCACACAGATCAACACCGGCGCCCTCGCCCCCTACGTCCCCACTGGAGCCCTAACCGCCAGCAGTACGGCGGACGTGGCGAGCATCACTGGCGCGGCGTTTGCGGGGATTTGGAATCAGACGGCGGGGACGGTTTACAGCGACATCAGGAGACTGTCTGCGGTGCCGTCAGGGTTCCCTCGCGCATGGCAGGCCAGTGATGGCACGTCAGTCAACAGGATCGAACAGACATACTATTCCAACGGTCAGGCCAACGTCATCACCACAGGTGGAACAAACCAAGCTGAATGGTATCCCAGCTTTTTTGCAGAAAATGGCGTCAAAGCTGCGATTGCATTTGCGACCAATGACGTTGCGGGCGCAAGCAATGGGGTAATCACGGGCACTGATAATCTTGCCACGATGCCTGCGGTTGATCGCATCTTTATCGGTTCTGAGAATGGAAGCGCCAACAACTTGCGCGGCTACATCCGCGACATGGCAATCCTCAAGTCCCGCCGGCCCAACGCCAACCTCCAAGCGATGACCCAGTGATGCGCCACTACACCCTCCGCTTCCCCGACCACCAGGCCGCCCATGATGCCGCCGGTGGGGCCGGCTACCTCGACGACGACGGCGAGCTGGTGTCCCTCGGCCATAAAGGGGCGCTCGACATCATCGGCGAAGTCGTGCTGCCCGGCACCTACGACGAGCAAGGCGACGAGATCACCCCGCCGATTCCCCTTCCTGGGTTCTACGTCAACTGCGCCTTGCCGGTCCTGCCGCGATCCCTGCGGTTCTTCTCAGTGCCCTACGGCAGCGGTGGTCGCGTCTTCGCTGGCACCGAGCCCGACGCCGACGCATGGCCGCCGGAGGTGACCGATGGCGGCGGATCTTGACGCGCAGGTAGAGGCATTCCTGCGCAATGCGACCCGGCAACGCAAGACCGAAGATCGGGCCATCCGGCAGGCCCTGCAGGCCCTCGCGCCGGTCCTGACGCGCATCAGGCGGCAGGTTGAGGATTCGGGCCTGCTGGAGACCACCGTGGGCCGCCAGCAGCTGCTCACGACCCTCACCGCAGCCATCGCCCGGCAGGTGCAGCTCAACTGGGGAGCTCCACTGCTGGCCGATCTGCAGGAATCGCTGGCGCCATGGATCGAGCAGCAGCAGGCCTTCGCACGTCGCATGGTCGAGACCGCAGGCGGCACCCTCACCGCACCCGGCGCCGCCGCTGCAGCACGCCAGCCGGCGCAGATCATCAATACCGCGATTGTCAACGGCAAGCCACTAGCCGAAAACCTCACCGTCAGCCTCCCGGCACTCGTCGCCGATAAGGTCCAGCGGCTGGCCCTGATGGGTGGTGAGGTGTTCGCTGAATACGACTCGGCCGTCGTGCGAGTCGTTGAAAACAGCGTGGAGGCCACCATCAGGTCTGGCGTCCATGCCTCCGGTAGCTTCGCCCAACAGATGATCTATGCCATCGAGGCTGATCCGGTCTGGCTGGATGCGCAAGGCCTCGTGTGGACTGCCACCCTGGACTCCCGGGTGTGCCCGGTCTGTGTCGGCCTTGACGGCAACCGCTACAAACTGGGCGAACCGGGTCGGTATTTCGACGGCACCAGCAAGCTGGACCCGCACCTGAACTGCCGCTGCTACCTGATCCCATACGTCAGGGCTGGTGCTGGCGATGAACGCTTCGCGACGGGTGATCAAGGCACGGAACAGATCGGATTCGGCACGAAGGTCAGCAGCTGGATCCAGGACAACCCCGAGACCGCCCGGGCAATCTTCGGCCAGAAGCTAGGCCAGCGCCTGATTGACGGGAAACTGACCCTCGATAAGGCGATTAAGGAGTGGGCAAGCTAGGCCAAGGTGAAGCGGCTGGAGAAGTCGCGCGGCCTATCCAAGACCCGTAAGTCTCGCAAATGACCGTCACCGTTGATGCCACGATCGGCGGCGCTGCAGCCAATTCGTACCTCACGGTTGCTGATGCGGATGCCATCGCGGAATACCGCCTCGGAACGCTGGCATGGTCCACGGCCACGACTGACGACAAGGGCCGGGCATTGATCCAGGCGACGGCATACCTCGACCAGCTCAGCTACATCGGCAGCAAGGCCGCCACCACGCAGGCACTCATCTGGCCTCGGTCTGATGCCGCCTGCGGGGAATGGTCCTACACCAGCCTGGTGATCCCCGGGCCGGTCAAGACCGCCACGTTTGACCTGGCCAATGAGCTGCTCACGACCCCGGACCTGCTGACCGGCGGTAATGCCAGCCTCAATGAGCTGATCCCCGGGATCCCGAATGCTGACCTGAAGTCAGCCTCAATCGACGTGCTGAGCGTCGAGTTCCGCGGTGGTGGTGCCCCCATCGTTCGCAACTGCCTCACCGCTCTCCCGTCCCTCGTTGGCATCCTCGGCTGCCTCACGACAAGCACAGCACAAACGGGCAGCGGTACAATCCGGGCAGTGCGCTCGTGACGGTTGCAGCTGCAGCTCCTGGAACCTGAGCCAGCAGCACCGCAACGGCGCCGCAGGACTCAAGGCCACCTCGCGGAACCGCTGAGCCCAGCGGAACGCAAGCGCTGCGGTGAGATGTACGTCGAGCATATTGCGCTGGTCAAGGCCTTCGGCCGCCGTTACGTCAACCGTTACCGGCACATGCGGGCGGAGGACGTCTTCTCGTGCATCGACTTTGCCTTCATCAAGGCCTGCCGGGCGTGGGATCCATCCCGGGGCCGATTCTCAACGATCTTCGCCCGCCTGATCGAGGGTGAATGCTCCCACTGGCGACGGGATCACGGCTATGGCATCAGGTCGACCGATGCGTGCCAGCACCTCGGCAACCTCGCCCGTCGATTGATGGGTGAAGGTCTGACGCTACGGCAAGCCCGAGACCAGATGAGAGGCGAACTGCTCGCCGCTGGCCTCAGTGCCCGCGGCAGCCGAGACTCAGAGGTGGGCATCCTCGCCCGTACCGTCATCGCCGCACGGGACCGCCTCAAGGCCAGCTTGCCGGTATGGGGTGAACGGCCAGCGGTTGAGGCAGCAATCGACGAGGTCGAGGATCAACTCGTTGCCGCGGTGCTCAGGGAAGCCCTACGGGCCACCGAGGGCCTTGCCCATGACGTGTTGGGCTTTGACCTGCATGCCGATTCACGGCCGACCCCATGGGAGGTGCTGACCGATTGAGGGCAAGCTAGGTCAGTTCTGGATCCTTTGCCGTGGGCTTCTTCGTCGCCTATGACTACCGGCTCTGGGTGAAGCTGGGCACTACGGCCAGCGCCATCCCGACCAGCCGGTCCACGATGACCGAAATCATCAACATCGACAATGTTGGCGTCACCTCCAACTCTGACACCGTCAACGCGATCGACTATGCCAGTGAGGCTGGCTTTGCCAAGCAGTTGGTGTCGGGCAACTCGTGGTCGATGCCGTTTGGCATGAACATGGACATCACCTCGGCCGGCTACAAGCTGATGGAGCGGGCATTCCTGGAGTCCGCCAACGGGGCGTGCCTACAGATCTGGCGTGAATCGCCGGTCACCGATGGCAGCAGCGATGACCCGGAGATTCTCGCGGCGGTCGTGCAGGTGTCGGGCCTGTCGGAAGACATTGTGGCCGGCAACGTGGCCAAGGTAACGGGCACCCTCAACGGTTACGGGGTCTACTACAAGTACCAGCAGGGCAACTCGATTGCGACGCTGACCGTGACCAATGGCGGCCTCGGCCTGGCGGCTGCTGCCTCGGCGGTGCCGCTGGTGTGCCTGACACCGAAGGCCGGCCAAGCGTCGGGCCGCGGGGCAACAGCGACCACGACCGTCAATGGGTCGGGTGTGATCCAAACCGTCACGATCGTCGCCGGTGGCAACAACTTCGTGGTGGGCGATACGGTGACGATCGACGATGCGTCGGTGTTCAGCTCGGGCGATACGGCGCCGGTCCTGACGGTCGCTACGGTCTCCTGACCTTAGGCCCGCGGTGGCTTGTTGGGAGCACCTGCAAGCCGCCGCCAGTTCGTGGCAAAGAACCGATCGAGGGGGTGATCCGTGAAGACGGGTTTGATCCAATCCCGGCCCGGATAGCCCCTTGCTGGAATCCCGGTCAGGATGTAGCCGGCATAGTTGACGCCGGTGCCTCTGCCGCCCCACGTGTAGGTCAGCCTCAGGCTCAGCGGGGCCTCCTGCCGTCGGAATTGCGAGCTAAGGAAATCGCCGGTGTCGACAATGTCCCGCGGGCTGGTCACCGTGTCGCCGTTGCGGCGTTTGGTTGGCCTCGGCCAGCTGAACTGTGCCGCCTTGATCTCCTCCTTGAATGCCGGGAAGATCACCGTGTCATAGGCCCGCAGGATCTCGGCACTACGGGCAATGAACCGCGACGGATCAAGGTTGCCCGGGTTGAATGTCGTGGTAACCGTCAGGTTCATGCTTGCTGCCGGTAGCGCACGATCTGCAGCTTGTCGCCCAGCACCTGCTGCAACGTCGAGCCGATCAGGCCGGTAGTGCCATACGGCCCGCGGGCTTCCTGCACCACACAACGGGCCGGCGTCTGCCCAGCAAACGTCAGCATCCCAAGCGTCCCTGGCACCACCCTGGCATCGAGTGCCTGCGGCGCTACGGCATAGCCTGAGAACGTATCACCGGCGACGTTGACACCAGCGAGGTCAGTGATCGCCGGTGAACCTTGCCGCAGGTAACACGTCACCGTAACGGTCTCGGTGCGGGGCAGGACGTTACCGGTGAAGGGGTCGACAACGGTGCCGGTCGTTGCTACGTCAAAGGTGACGGAAGCATTCGCGACGGCGGCAAGAGCTGAGGTCATGCCATAGGTTGCCGGCAAGCTAGGCCATGGCAGACTCCCTCGGCGAGGTCGTACTAGGCATCAAGGTCGACCAGGCCGGTGCCCAGCAGGCCCTGCAGCAG